GCGGCAAGCCCTGCGTCGGTGGCCACCAGCGTGACGCCGTGCCCGTCGCCGGTCTCGCGCCAGACGGGTTCGGCCTTGCGTAGGTCTGAGTCGCTTTCTTCGAGCAGGCCCTTGGCGATCATGGCGCCGACCACCTTGGCGGCGGCGCTGCCGCGGAGCGATGCGGGCAGGGGGAGAGCGATGTAGTCCTCGCGTTGTGCGGCGGCGCTGAGGATCACGAGCTGGGTATCGGAAAGCGTGGTCATCTGGGGTCTCCGTATTGGGGCGCGCGTCATGCGGCGCCTTCTACGACCCCAAACCGCGCGACCGCGCGGCAGGAGTTCTGGCGGTGCCGGAAATCAGCGGGCGTGCTCGCCCTCGCCAAAGGCGCTGTCGGTTATACGCTTGAGGAGGCTGGCGTAATGCTCAAGGTCACCGACGTCGCCCCAGTTGAGGCTGTCGGGGTCCCGGTCGAAATGGTCCGCGCTGAGCGCCTGCAGGCGGGCGAGCATGGTGTCGATGTCGGCTTTCTTGCCGACGAAGGCGTTCAGGGCTGCTTCGCGGTTCCGGCGCGCCTTCTCGGCGCGCAGTTGATGGCGGGGCGTGGTGATGGGGTTCAGGCGGGTCATGTCGGGATCCTTCTCGTGGGGCTGGCGGGGCTCAGCAGCCCCGCGCGTCTGGCTCAGGCGGCGCAGGTAGCTTCCAGCGCGGCGATGTGGCTGCGCAGGGTCTTGGCTTCCGTGCGCGCGGCGTCGGCCCAGAAGGCGGCGCGGGCGTTGCAGGCGGCGGCAAGACGCTCTGCGTCCTCTCGGGTGAAGCGGTTGACCTTGTGGGCGCTGCCATGGCCCGTGCAGGCGGCACGGCGATTGCCGCCCTCGGGCGTCAGCGTGAAGGTCAGCGGCCCGAAGTCGTCGATTACGATCCAGTTGTGAGCGGCGATGGTCGCGCAGCCGGTTGGGGTCAGCAGGCGGTCGATTTCATCGGCGCGGCTGCGGAAGTCCGCAAGCAGGGTTGTGGCGGTGGGGGTCATCTTGGTGGCTCCTTGAGGTGAGTTGCATCGTCTTCGTGTGATGACATTCGCTCTGGCGCGCTGATTACCGTAGCAAAATCAGAGCAATAATATTGCTTTCTGATCATTCGGCGCGGTCGGTCGCGTCCACCCACGCTCCGTCTTGCCAGAGATAGAGATGGCAAAGCTCGCAGGTCGGGCGGGGCAGGATGCGCGGGGCGCGCGGTGGGTGGAAGCAGTTCGGCCTCTCGGCGCTGACCTGCCTGATTTCCTTGGCGGCGAGGATCTCCGCTGGGCTCCAATTCACCAGCGCGCGCAGCATGTGCTCGGGGTAGCCGTCGTAGTGGCAGTAGACATGGGCCCATTCCTCGGGCCTGATCTGAATGGCGATCTGCGCGCGGGTGCTCATGGGTGTCCTCCGTCAGATCAGCTGCATGTCAGCCAGTGCGGCGCTCGTGGCGGCCAGCTGCGTGGTGGGGATTTCGACGCGCAGGTAATCGATGACGTCGGTCGCCTCCGCCCTGATCCCGTCTTCGCGCAGCGCGTCGCGGATGGTGTCGGCGATGACCTCGGGCCGGGAGCGGTCGAACTGATCGGGCAGCGTGTCGAGGTCGATGCGAATGGTGGTGATGGCGGTCATGGTGCGGCCTTTCAGGTGGGCTGTTTGATGAGGGCGAGGATCGCGCAGGCCATGCCGCCGAGATACTCGCTGCGACGGAAGACGATCTCGTCGATGTGGTTGGCGTCGGTGATGGTGGGGTCGACGGCGAGGTCTGCGGCCATGTGGGGCAGGAGGCGCCGAGCCTCTGCGTTGTAGCGTTCCGCGATGGTCATGTTCGTGCCTCCTGACTGCATCTGTTGATGCCATCAGGTTCGCTCTGACCGCGCACATGATCCAGTATAATCGCAGCAATTACATGGCTTTATCGAGGGCTTTGGGATCATCTCATGTCATCTGCGACCCAACCCATCGGTGTCATCTCCAGGCTTCTCGATCTCTCGGAGCGGCGGGTCCAACAACTCAGCCGGGAGGGGGTGATCCCGAAAGCGGAGCGGGGGCAGTATGACCTGATCGGCTCCGTGCGCGGCTATGTGCGCTATTTGCGCGACCAGGCCGCCAAGGCCCAAGCCGGTGCGCCGGAATATGCCGCGGAGCGGGCGCGCTTCATTCGAGCCCGGGCCGACCTCGCCGAGATGGAGGCCGAGGAAAAGCGCCGCGCGCTGATCGTTGCCGAGCAGATCGAGGCGGCCTGGATTGCTGTCCTGGCGCTTCTGAGAACCCGCCTGCTGGCGCTGCCGGACCGGCTGGCCCCGCAGGCCTTTGAACAATCAACCGTCGGAGACACCCGGAACCTGATCCGCGCCGCCATCCGCGAGGTGCTCGATGATCTCGCGCAGCCAGACATTGAACTCGAAGCCGACATTGACCTTGAAGGGATCACCGATCCTGAAGCGGACGGTGGCAAAGGCGCTGGCGGTTCTGAAGCCGCCGCCGGACCTGACGATCAGTGATTGGGCGGATCAGAACAGGCGGCTGAGCTCTGAGGCCAGCGCGGAGCCCGGCCAATGGCGCACGAGCCGCGCGGAATACCAGCGCGGGATCATGGACGCGATCTCGGATCCGGCGGCCGAAACCGTTGTGATCATGTCGAGCAGCCAAATCGGGAAAAGTGAGTCGATCCTTAATATGGTCGGCTACCACATCGACCACGACCCAGCCCCGATCATGGTGGTGATGCCGACCGAGCGGGACGCGGAGACCTGGTCGAAGGACCGCTTCTCGCCGATGGCACGCGATACGCCCTGCCTGCAGGGCAAGATCGCTGATCCGCGCTCGCGGGACGGCAACAACAAGATCCTGCACAAGCGGTTCCCGGGCGGGCACCTGACCATCGTGGGCGCGAACGCGCCCTCTGGGCTGGCGAGCCGTCCGATCCGGCTGCTGCTCTGTGACGAGGTGGACCGCTATCCGTTCAGCGCCGGCGCCGAGGGCGACCCGGTCAACCTCGCGAAGAAACGGACGGTGACGTTCTGGAACCGCAAGATCGTGCTGGTTTCAACCCCGACGAACAAGGGCGCGAGCCGGATCGAGGCAGCCTTCGGGGAAAGCGACCAGCGCCGGTTTTGGGTGCCGTGCCCGGCCTGCGGGGTCGAACAGGTGCTGACGTGGGCACAGGTCAAATGGGACAAGGCTGAGACCGGTGGCCACCGCCCGGAAACCGCACGTTACCACTGCGCTGACTGCGACGTGTCCTGGACGGATGAGACCCGCTGGGCGGCCATCTCGAAGGGTCGCTGGATTGCGGAGGCGCCGTTCAATGGGACGGCAGGTTTCCACCTGAACGAGATCTATTCGCCCTGGGTGCGGCTCGAGGCGATGGCCAAAGCGTTCCTGTCGGCGCGCGCCGGTGGGGACGAGACGATGAAGACCTTCGTCAACACCTCTCTGGGCGAGACCTGGATGGAAAGCGGCGAGGCGCCGGACTGGCAGCGCTTGCAGGGGCTGAAGGAAGACTGGCGCGCGGGCACTGTGCCGGCGGGTGGGATGTTCCTGACCGCCGGGGCAGATGTGCAGAAGGACCGGATCGAGGTCGATGTCTGGGCCTGGGGCAGGGGGCTGGAAAGTTGGCTCATTGATCACTTGGTGATCGAGGGCGGCCCCGGCGATCCGACCTGTTGGCAGCAGCTTTCGGATCTGCTGGGCCGGAGTTGGCAGCACGCCAGCGGCACGCCGATGACCATCGCACGGCTGGCCATCGACACGGGCTACGAGACGAGCGCGGTCTATGCCTGGGCGCGTCAGGTCGGATTTGGGCAGGTGGCCCCGGTGAAGGGGCTTGAGGGGTTCAACCGGGCGAGCCCTGTGACGGGGCCGACCTATGTGGACGCCACCATTGGCGGCAAGCGCCTGCGCCGCGGTGCGCGGCTCTGGACGGTCGCGACGTCGACCTTCAAGGCCGAGACCTATCGCTTCTTGCGCCAGGACCGCCCGACGCCAGAAGAGATCACCAAGGGAGCAGCGTTTCCGCCGGGAACGGTGCATCTGCCAAGTTGGGCCGACAGTGAATGGCTGAAACAGCTGACGGCCGAGCAGCTGGTCACCGTCAAGACCAAGCGCGGCTTCGCCAAGCTCGAATGGCAAAAGCTGCGGGAACGCAATGAAGCACTCGACTGTCGGGTCTATGCCCGCGCGGCCGCTTGGATCCTCGGGGCGGATCGCTGGTCCGAGGCGCGGTGGGCGGAGCTGGAGCGGCAATTGGCTGTGGAGACAGAGAGGCAGGGGCCTGAGCCTTCGGCCAAATCCCCGACCCGGCCGTCCGCGCGCCGGCGGACGGTACGGTCGAGTTACATGGGCTGAGAAGGCAGGGCTACTGCAGGCAGCATTTCTTGAACTTCTTGCCGCTGCCGCAGGGGCAAGGCTCGTTCCGGCCGACGGGTGCGATTTCATGCATGAAGGTTTCCGACCATGGCATAGCGCGCGAGGGATCGTGCGCGCCCTTCCTTTTTAGCTTCGCGAGATAGG